TCTAGCTGTAAGCGCTGTTCCGCGATTGCATTGTCGCGTTTGTTGTCCTCGTCGCGGATCTTTAGTTCCTCTGCCTTGAGCGCGACCACTGGATCAGGGCCCTCGCCACCGCCTAACTGGGACTGCAAGCCACGAACTTCTTGCATATACTGAGCAATCTTGAGCGCAACCATGCCTTCCTTTTGGATGGCCGAGACCATGCGGTCAGGGTCCTTGCCGTACTGCACAAAGAGCTCTGCCTCAACATCTTCCTCGGCCTTGATACGGACGTGCTGAAGAATGTGCTTTTGCAACTCCATTGCGGCCATGGGAATAGTTTGAATCAACGGGCTTAGACCCATCATCAGGTGGCTGGCAATGTGGGCGTCATGCTGCTGGCCAGCAAAGGCCTTCAAGGTCATGCCGTCCATAACGTCCGCATTCTCGCTTGCCGGGTCTTTGGGCATCTGGCTATTCTGCGGGCGCAAAATACCGTCAATGTCCCGGATATTTAACGACGCATAGACCCTGTAATACGCCTCATACATGTTATGCATTTGAGGCGCGGACTGCGCTAGCTGTAATTGCGTCTGTGCCAGCGTAATTCGCTGCGCGGTCGAGAATATGTTCGGGTCTGCCACAGGCAAAACCGCGACCAGGTCATTAAAATCCTTCTTCTTGATGGTACGCTTAGCGCCCGGTACATCATAGGGGTATTCATCAGGTAGGTACTCCGCAAAGCCCTTGGCCAGAAGTTCAAATTCCATCTTCTGCGCATAATGCATGCGCTTGTGGATGGCTGACATAACATTGGAGCCCTTTTCCAAGAGCGCAATGGTCGTTCCTACGGCTGCTTGCTGGTTACCATCACCAACCTGCATGTCAGCGATGCTTGCTAGGCGTTTTCCTGCCTCAACCGTGAACCCTAAGAGCTGAAACAGCGTCTGCGACGGCTCTTTGTACGGCAATGGCATGAGAGAGGACTGAAGTTCCGCGCCTCCCGCATCGATATCGCGCCATTCGCCAGGCTGGATCGGATTATCGTCGTCCGAGATCCGTGCGCCTTTGGCCTTAAAGCCTGCTGGCAGGTTAGCAAGCGTTCCTGCGTCCAAAAGTTGACGCAATGCAGACGTTGCAGTCTTTGACAGCCCACCAATCAGGTGTACAAAGCCCAAACCGTAAGCGCCTAAGCCCTCTACAAGCACATAATGCACAAAATAATTACGCCGGCAGCACTTTTCGTCGCCCTCGACCCAGTTTCTACGGATTGCAAGCACCCGACCGCTGGTTTCGTCGATTGTTACGACGTAAGGAAGCTTGATCCCAGTGGGCTCACCATCCTCACCCACGTCTTCAAAGCCTGGAAGGTCCAAATCAACGTGGTATTCAAGCAAAAATATCTCGGAAGGAGAGCCTGTTTCCACAACTCCCGTCTGTTTGTCCACCGAATACGTGATTTGGCTCGCATCTATCGGGTAGTTTTCCGGTTCGATGTCTAAATCTAAGTATTCCCCGCTCACGACACGCTTGCGAAAGTCGTTTGAGTCCATCGGAATACGGTTCGTGATCCGTGGGCACTCGCTCATGACGCTCGAGCCAAAGTACGGGATGAATAAATCGTCAGGCAAGACCAGCTTTGACACCATCCGTCCTACCTGGTTGTCGTAATACACCTTCTTGAACGTCGATCCGCCGTACCCGGTATAGAAAAGCAGCTGGTCAAACTCCGGTGTGTACTCCTTCATCACCGTAGTTATCTGGTAATTCATGAAATCTTGGACACGAGCGGCCTGCTGGGCCTTTTCTAGCGTTTCTTTGCCAAGGATCTGCGTACGCACAGGGCCGCTTGCTGGCATTAGTTCCTTAAACGCCTGGGCCTGAAACTGAACAATGGCCTCGGTCAGCATTGGATGCACCGCACCAGCGGCGCCCCGGAAGGGTTTGGTGCGCTCTTCAATCTTTAAGCCCAATAGTTCCAAGCCCTTGGAGTACATCATCTCCCAGTCTTGGCGACTGGACTTGTCTGCCTCGAACAAAGCAGCAAGGTCCAAGGCAATCCGTTGCCGGTCGTCCTGGTCTACTACCTCGGCCAGGTTGGCATAGAAGTCCACATCCTTGTCTTCATCTTCGCCGATCTCGACCACGGCGCTGCCGTCTTCTTCCAAGACGATCTCGATGTCCGGCATGCCCTCTTGCTCGATCTCAATCTTGAGCTCGGACTCTGACGGGGCTTCGTTAACTATTTTGTCAATGGGCATAATCTTTGCCTTTATACACTAAAAAATGCTTCTTGCGCCAAAACCAGCTTTATCGGACCAATCTATCCGAACTCGCTCTGGGAGATCCTCACCCGTAGCAGACCTTGTATAAGAGTCAGGCTGAATCTTGTCTATGGGCAAGCCTTTTAAGAATTCAACTACCCGTTCTTGATCTTGGGGTTCAGGTACTCCGTTAAAGTCTCCTTTTACCTGTCTTACAATTAAGGTGCCATCTTCATTCTTTTGGGCCTCGATTGTAATCCTTGGGCGACCGTCTTTTCCGCGAAGGGAGAACACCTGGGCTTTTCCGGAAAGCAGCGCGTCAAGGCCTCCTACCCCATATTCTCCTTTTTTAGCATACCCACCAACAGAGTGGTGCATTGCTGCTCCTTCCAGTTGAACGGCCTGAGCTGTAGTTAACCGCACCCACCTGTCTTCTCCCATTGGCCTAATATTTTCCGTACCAATGTCATACAGCTCTTTCGGAATACTTTTGTTACCTTCAACCTTCTTGATTACTTCATCCCAGTCGCGCTGAAGCTTCGTGTTCTTTGTTCCTTGAACCACGGCCTCTGCAAAACTCATGTTGTTAAGTTTGTCCGGATTTAATGTGGATAAACTTTTGGCCAAATTTCTTACATCTAAAAAGTCAAGCGAGGGCATTACCGGAAGGTCATAAAAAACTTCTCCCTCTTGTGCGGCACGGATTAATGTTTCGTCGGTTACGTCTACAGGACGATTTAATCCCAACTCACGATTCATTAAATTTCTTGCAAGGTCTTTTTGGTATTCTGGAGAGTGGTCCTTTAACATGTACTCAGCTTCTACCTTGCGAATAAAAGGAACTTCAATTAGTTCTTCTTGCACTCCTTCTTGCTTCATTTTCTCAAGCATCTGTCTTGAAGCCGTGTCTCGAATCTCTTCCGCAGCCTCATACTGAGAAGGGGTTACTACATATTGGCTTATGCCAGATCTCATGTCATAAAAACGCTCAAAGTCTTGCAACGCTTCAGGGTTACCGCTTCGCGCTTCCCGAAGCATATACTCACGGAAATTTTTCTTATCCGTTCCGAACGTAGGCATGCGACCCTGCAAAAGAGCTTCTTTTAATACGTCATCTCCAGTGCCATAAGTAGTCGTTAAATACTTGCGGCCTTTGTCTTCTATGAACTTATTTATAGTCTTGATCTGGCCTATTGTCAGATCTCCCGCTGCATCACGTGCAAGAGTTTCCTGCACGCGCTGTAGATAATTATCTATCCCAGAGCCTGTTTGAGCTTTTGGAAAAACTCCACCTTTGGGCTTGATGACCGTTGGCGCGCCCATCGAGACAAGACTCTTCTGGTCCAACACAAAATCTATCATGTCCTCTTTGGTCGCTTTCGGGTTTCCAGTAATCTTCCGAAACGCTGGAAGGGTCATCTGCTCAGTGCCCTTTTCCAACGCTGCAATACCTGCAGGAATTTGGCGAGCTACTGCTGCAGGATTTACAAACCCCATACCAATACGTGTCGCTGTCTCTGCTGCTGAACCCGTGGGCTTTTGAGCAATCCCTGCTTGCCTAGCCTTTTCAATCAAATACTCGCTGCCCATGAAAGGCTTCTCGACGTCATACCCAAACGGACGCATCGCCATCGTAGCAATGTCCACCGGAGCACCAACCAAGTCATACGGCAGATATTGCGCTCCACGCACAACATCCCGGCCAATATCACGAAACACTTGACCCGCAGGCTTTTGGTCCGTGGGCAACGTTCCAACAGTCATCTGCTCCGCTACTTCGCCATACTCAGGGCTGCCCTCGGCACGCCGGATAGGACCAACCCTGCCAAGCTTGCCAGCCATGTCCAAAGAATACGGGGGTAACGCGTAGAGCTGTTGCCGGGAAAGAGTAGACGGCTGTGACTGTTGTGGTCCTTGGGCCGTGGGCCTTGGAATAATACGCTTGACCGCCTGTCGCGTCGGAGACTCCGACTCTTTTCGTTGAGGCTGGCCCATCTGCATCGCCTCACGCATCCTGGCAATCTCAGCCTCGGTATACGCGTCCTCACTCCTGGCCTCGCCTCCTTCAGCAAAGGCAGCGGTAGACAGACTGTCGATATCAACTAACCCACCAAGGGCCATGGACAACGGGCCGTCAACCTCGATAGGCTCTGCAGCAGGCATCTGGCCAACAGGACCGCCCACGGCAAAACGAGCTACCGACAAACTGTCAATGTCTTCGAGGTTTCGGTCCATTAAGGTCCCAGCAGAAA